GGTGATTATTTCACAGCTCGGCGGACCGGATGGAGAGCTCAATGCGGCCATGCGCTATCTTAACCAGCGTTATGCGATGCCTGTTGATGTCGCCAAAGGTGCGCTTACAGATATCGGTACAGAGGAATACGCACCGCTATGTTATCAATGATGAGGATAGCCCTGTTTCGGGGCGGTGGGCGATACCGCCATAAAACGAGTTGAGATAAAACCCTCCCGCCATCGCTCCGTAAGACCAATTTCCCGCGAGAGGTGTTTTTGGCAGTTCAGTCTGTTTTAGACGCTTAATGTTCTTTTTTCGCGTCCTCCATTTCTTTGCGTGAAACGCAAGATGATAGACGCGGCGGTTTGGTGCTGTGAGTAAAAAGTATTTATTCATACTCTCATCTCCTTTACTCTTTTTTAGTCTTATATACTATACTATACTTTGTGGATTGATTTCCCGAAAATCGCCGCAAATCTCGTTTTGGAGGCTTTTTCGGGTCGGAAACTCGTTTTTCGGGGAGAAAACCCCTCCTGCGAGAGGTTTCTGTCCCGATTATACCTTTTTCGTGAGTCTGCGAAAATGGTGCTTTTTGTTGTGATTCGTGGGTCTTTTGCGGGTGTTTTTCGTGCCTCTGATTTTTTTCGGGGAGAAAATGGCTTTTTCGGACCGAAAACTATCCTTTTATTATTTCGCCCCGTATTTCAAAGCGTGATTTGCCCGGTCCGCTACTTCTTTGAGGCAGTCCTCGCAAAGGGCGATACACATTCGGCTGATACGCAATTCGTAGAGTATATCTACCTTGCGCTTTCCGTCGTTTGGCAACGCGGTCGGCGTGTAGTTCCTCGCCCCACAGGAGTTGCACGTGCGGATTTCGTGCTTTATGGTCGTTATCTCGATGTCTTTCATTGTTTTACCTCCGGCTCGTATGTCGTAGCCTCCGCCATTCGCGGGAGTTTATCAAGGAGGTTACAGGCCTCAATGAGTGCCTGTTCCTCCCGGCTTAATACTTTCTGTTGGTCCTTAATTCTGATAAGGATTTCTACTACCTCTCCGATAATCATTTTTCATACCCCACAATCTCATAGTCGATGTTGTCTTTCATAGGCCAACACGGCTCGCCCTCGATGTCGTTCCCGGTGGAGTCGTAGAGTCTGTCGTGCCTCTGCATTGGCAAGTCGCCCGGCTCGTCATATTTCCAATACTTGCCGTCGGAGTCGATGAAAACCATTCTCCTCCAACCGTCTACTTGAACAAAACGCAGTTCCTTGACCTTTTTGTAGGTCTGCGCGTCCTGTTCCTCCTGCTCTTTGAGTTTGCCGAGGAAGTCTTTGACGCGGTCGCTGTAATGGTAGTTGCTGTCGTAGGGGTGGTAAAGCATACCGAGGATAAAAGCGATGTCCGGGGTTTTACTCGCCCAACCGCCGATATTCGGTCCGTAGTATTTCTCTCCGGGTTTCAGCAGTTCGATTGTGTCCCCAAAGTCCATAACCTTTTCGCCGTTGATGAGTACATCTACCATACCCTGTGTTACCGAGCCTCTGCGTCGTTCTACTGTGATTTTGAATTCCATATCAAAAACCTCCTCCGTCGCCAATCTTGGCGGCAGCTTTTTCTATGCCGTGTTTGAGTCGAGGGTCGCTCTCCAAATCCTCGTAGGAATAACCGAGTGCGTCGAGGGTGTCCTCGTAGTCGCAAGTGTAGCCGTACTCGTGAGCGTTGAGTTCCGCAAGGAACATATCGTAAATAAAGCCGTCCCCGGTCTTGTCTGCAGCAATAGCGTCGGCTCGTTCTTTCCTGTGGCTGCGGAGCATATCAAAAAACCGCTGTTTGTCGGTCTTTTTGATAATGCCTCCTCCGAGTCCCGCTCCGAGGAAGCACAACTCCTCCTCGCTTTCAACACCGAGTTTCTTTATTCCCTCGGCGAGTTGTTCTTTTGAGTAGGCCCAAACCATAGGGAAAGCGTCAACCTCCTGTTGGTGTCGCTTTTTCAATTCCGTATACTTGTTCATTGTGTTTTCCTCCTAATACTTTTTGTTGTAAAAATCCCAACGGGTTAATTGCGTGAGTTTGTCCCTCAGTCGCTCGTTTGCTTTGTCCGCGTCGAAAGGATAGTAATAATCGCAAAAGGCGTTGACAGGAACAAGTTTCATACCCTCCCGGTATCCTGCGATATATTTTTTGGCCCATTCGGGCGTTAAGGCTTTCATCATCGTTTCGTAACTATTGAGGTGTTCCGCGCGGTTGTTTCTGTAATAAAACGTGCCGTCTATACATAGAACGGGTACAACCGAAACTTTTATATAGTCGTCTTTGTTTTCGGGGAGAGCAACGATGTAAACCTTGTAAATGTTCTTTATGTCTTCGCCGATTGCAATTTCTTCCATAGTGCCTCCTGCTTATTTGTCAGCGTTCTTTGCGTCGAAGTCGTCCAAGATTTCTTTCAGCTTATCGTGCAAAACTCTCCAATGCTCTCTGTTTTCGCCCTCCGAAAGAGAGGTTGTTGCCAAAAGCAGATTACAGACGTCTATGCGTTTCAGTTTGAGAGTTACGGTCCTTTGATTTAACGGTGTGTTCATCAGTATTCCTCCTGTCCCTATTTGGGGTATAATTGTTTCACGTGGAACATTTTTGCCCTTTTTAGCGTCTTTTCAAGATATGAAAAATCCCTGTCTATCTTGACAGGGCAAAGGAAATTGTGGTATAATAATAAATACCAAAGGGCTTTGCTCCTGCGGTCTGCAACGGTTTTCGCCTCTCTTTCCACGGGTCGGCGGGACCGTTGTTCTGTTTTATTCGGTTTTCTGCTGCGTGGAATTGTAAACCATTGCAATTCCTTTAACGATTACGGCCGTCCTATCCCTGCCGGTCCGTCGTACACATTCTTCGAGTAGGCTGTTCTCGCTCTCGGAAAGTCGTATTTCGAGCCGCTTTGTTTTTGGGTTTGTCGTGGGACGACCCATTTTCTTTTTCTTGACTTCCAACAAATTACCTCCTTATTTATTCTGCCAAGTTTCGAGTTTGGAGATAATAGTTTCGAGCGAGTTTGCTTCTCTGTTTGCTCCGATGTCACGCAATTTGTAAACAAGCGACATAAGGCGGTTTTTGGCTTCGTTAGCGTCGCCTTTGATACGCTCTATTTCGGCCCTTTTGTTTTCGCTCATTCCTGCGCCTCCTCTACGGCTTCGAGTACCTCATCAAGCTTGTCGAGAGCCTCGCCCAAGTTATCCACGACTTCCTCGGCTCTTTCGTACTTTTCCGAGCCTTGCAGGTTTTCGGGCATATTGTCCTTGTATTCCTCCTCGTCGTCCTTTACGGACTCCAAGCGGCTGCGGGCCTCATCAATAAGTTTGTAAATCTCTGCAAGTTCTTTTCTGCGAGGGTTATTCATAAATTTCTCCGTTTCTCTTGCCTTTTTGAAAGATTTGTGTTATAATACCTTACGGAAATTGCGAGTGGCGGCAAGTACCACCCGCTTTTCCGTTCCAACCGGGCCTTGCTTATTTATTGAGCAAGGCTCTTACCTTTTCGATAGCCTCTGTGAGGTCTTTGCTCTTTTCGAGGATTTCGAGGATTTTTCTTGTCTGATTTTCCTCTGCTTTCTCGACGAGCAACTCACCTGTGTTCATATCGTCGTTCATCGCTTTTCCTTTCCGGCACTTGCCACCTTACTCGCCTCGGTTTCCCTTGACTGTATCTTAATTATAACTTATGTACGGGCAAAAGTCAAGTGATTTTCCAAAAATTTTTTGGATTTTTTCAAATTTTTTCGCAAAATATAGAAAACCGCCACAAATAGGGCGGTTTTTGTTATTCTATCCCGGCTTTTGCTCTGTTGTTGCGGTCGAGTTCTGCCTCCCAAGAGGTGTCTTTCTCACATTCTGCGCGGGCTTTTTTCTCAATCTCCGACAGTTTATCAACCGATATACCTAATAGGGCGGCCGTCCGCTTCGCGCTTTCGGCTCTCTGTTTCTCGTATGCCGCCATTTCCTCCGGCGTTAAAGGCTTTCCTATATCATTCCCCCAAAGTTTCTGCAAGTCCGTCCCGGCTTTCCTGTACCTCTGTCATAGCCCCGTTGCCATATTTGGCTCTGCCGATTACCATTTGCAGGATAAGAATATCGTGTGAAACAAGCGAGTCCCTCCAATACTCCGTTCCGACGAGTGTTTCGCTTCCTGTGATTTCTTTGTCGTATTCCTCCTGCGCCTCCGCCTGTTCGTAAAACTCTTCCAAGCGGTCGTATGCGTCGTCGCCTGTAATCTCCCCGGCGATATATTGGTCCGCTACGCCGAGGGCGTTCTTGCCTATCTGATACATAGCGTCGCTCATATCATCGGGTTTACCGCCTCCGCAGGAGCAGAGCGCAGCTGCGAGGGCGAATATCAATAAAAGGGCTGTTATCCGTTTCATACGCTCCTCCTCAAATTTCGATAAAATATTATACCATAAATCCGCTGTTTTTGAAATATACCGTCCCGAAAGTCGGCATTTGCGGAGCGGATTGCTTTCTTTGCCCTCTCCTGCGTCGCAGGGTGGGCGTATTTCGTCGTTTTGGGTGTAGCCCCTCCGTTTCCCTTATAAACAACAAAATCGCCGTAGAGGTCAAATAAATGGCTTCTACGGCGTTCTTCATTTCATATAAAAAGAAAAAGCCCCTCTACCGGGCGATGTCCGATAGAGGGGCGGTGTCCCCGGCGGTGGCTGATGGTCCGGGGACGGTGTTCATATTAGCACCAAAATTGTGCTGTGTATCGCATTGGGCGAGTGATTTATCCCTCGGTCGTATCGAGTACGCCGGGGAGCAGTACGGCGGTTTCCGTTTTCTGTACTCTGACGGTTTCCTCAATCTTTGCCGTGAGGTAATTGTTGAGGTCGCCATATACTTCTACGATAAACTGCGCGGCTGCCGGGGAGAGAATAGAAAGGGCCGTGTCTTTCGCTTTGGAGAGAGCCTCCAACTGCGCCTCTTTGGTAAAGGCGTTGTCTGCTTTCAGCGCGTCAACATAGGTCTGCGAGGTAGCCGTAACTGCGGTCGTTACCGCGTCGGTGATTTCGCCGAGATACTGCTTTGCTTTCTCGTTCTCGGTCTGCGCCTGTACCTGTGCGGTTTTCTTTCGCAAGAAAGTAACGAGGTAGGCGGTAGCGAGGGGGATAGCGACGGACAAAATACCCTGCAAAAGGGTGAACAAAAATTCTTTCATAGTTATTTCTCCTGTTCATTATTAAGTTGTTGATTGCGCCTCCTGTCGTGTTCCGGGCAAGGGAACGGCTCGCTGTTATAACAAGCCTCACAACAGTCGTCGCAGGACGGTCCGAAACGGTCGTTATAAGGGCAGGGACGCACGGTTACGAGGTCCCCGCCACAAGTCGAACATTTCGGCATATTACTTCTCCGGGATTTTCAGCACTTGCCCTGCTGTAATGGTATTGGATTTCAAGCCGTTAAGAGTCTTGATTTCCGTGTAGCGCGAGCCTTTGCCGAGCAGCTTTTGAGCAATCCCCCAAAGGCTGTCGCCTCTGACTACGGTATATGTACGGTCCGCTTTCGCCTCCGTCTTTGCCGTTCCGGGGATTTTGATTTTCTGCCCGACGCTGATTTTGTTCGGGTTGCTGATACCGTTATAGGCGGCGAGTTTCTGATAGGTTGTCCCATACTTCTTTGCGATAGAGGACAGCGTATCACCGCTCTTGACCGTGTAAACGGTTTCGGAGGTCGTTTCCTCCGTCTTCGTTGCCGGGGTGGTCGTACCACTTGAAGCGGTCGAGGACGCGCCGGGGATTTTGATTTGCTGACCTACGCGAATGAGGCTCGGATTTGCGATACCGTTGTACTCCGCAAGTTTCTGATAGGTCGTGCCGTACTTGGAGGCGATCGCCGATAGCGTGTCGCCACTCTTTACGGTGTAAACCACATCACCGCTCGCGGGCGCGTCGGTGTCCGGCTCGGTAGAGGTTGTCCCTCCGGCGTACTTGTCATAGTATTTCTGACCGTACTCTGCGCGTTTCTTCTGTACGCTTTCGCCTTGATTTGCAGGACGCTCAAATTTGAGCAACACGGCATTCGAGGCGGTCAGCACAGAGGTCGCGGTTTCGAGGACGGACAGCACCGAGGACTTGTAACCCTCGCTCAATTCCTTGTAAAGGAAATCAAGCTGCATACCGAGGTCGCCGATACTCTTTCCGGCTGCCTTTGCAAAATTGAGTAGGTTTTGCTTTCTGCTCCAATAGGTCCATTGGGCGAGTCCGTAGCCGGCCGCGTCCTTTACGAAATTGTCGTAAGAGCCATTATCGACCGCCGCCGTGTAGGTGGTGTCGGTGTAGCCCAACGACTTCTCGTAGGTCTGTTGGAGGTTGTTGGATTTGAGAGCGGACTCCGCATACAGATTTCCCATAAGTCCGGCTACGCCGTAGGCGTTCCCGATTTTACCCATAAGGTAATTCCAAATGGTCTTTTCGTCTGCGGCCGTTCCCATACTCGCATACCCGGTTACGGTGTCGGTCGTGTCCTCCTCCGGGACGGCAGGGTTATAGATAAAGCCGAGGAATTTGTAGCCCGTTCCCGCGCCCCAATTTCCGTCAGAGCCTTTCTTTCGGGTCTGCGTCCAAAACGGCTTTGACGCGCCCCAACCGCTCTCCGAGGTAATAACCTCCGTCGTGCTGACTACCTTTTCTACGATAGCCACGTGTCCTGCGCCGTCGCTGCCCGATAGTGTAGAGCCTTTCTGCCACACCATACACGCACCGAGGCGAGGGGTCTGCCCGGTTTCGCAAGAGCCTTTATACTGCATAAAGTTCTCCGCATTTACCGGGGCGAGGTATTTACAGCACCCATACCCGCCGATTTCATTAAAACGGCCGTAGGCATAGCCGACGCAGTTTGCGAGTACATCGCAGTCGCTGTCGGCGGGGCTGCCCTTGATAGCGTTGGAATAGCCTCCGTTGGCTTTTCGGGTGTAGTATTTGTTGCCCTTTTCGGGCTTGGTAGTTCTCATTTGGAACATTCTACTCACCCTCCTCATCGTCAACGGCGGTCATATCCTCGCCGTTAAATGTGTCCTGCTGTGGGAAATCCTTGATTTCCTCTGTGGTGTCCTGTGTCTTTTTCTCGTCCATAGTGTTACCTCCATTTCTGCGGTTTTCTTCGTATGCCCGGTCTTCCTTTTGGTATTCGCGTTCTTTGTAGCGTTCCTTTGTGGTCTTTATCCACGCCATAGCCCCGCACTCCGTACCGAGTACGGCAAAAACGCAAGTACAAAGGGTGTCCGGGATTGCTCCGTAGAGCCAAAATGTGCGTATCATTACCACCGAGAAAATGATGAGCGTTAATGCGATAAATACGAGGATAATATCCATAACGCCGATACGCTTCTTTGGGGTGTCGTCTTTCTTCAAGACAACCGCCTCCTTTCTCAAAATTGGTCGTGTGCTTTCTGATTTAGGTGCTTCTCCAAACGGTCGTGGGCTTTTGTTACCTCTCCGTTACAGCCCTGCTGCTTCAAACCGTCGAGGGCGGCGAGCATAGCGTAACTCAACACGCACAATTCGTCGTTAAGGGCTTTGAGGTCGTCCGACTCTTTCTTTCGCAACTCCTCGCAGTCCTTTTTGTGCAGTTCTTTCAGTTCGGCGATGTCCGTGGATTGCTTTTCCTGCTTCTGAAACCACTTGATGATTGCATACACCGCCGCCCAAATGCCTCCGACTGCGCCGATAAGGGCGGCGACTTTGATTATCACGTCAACTGTCTCCAATACTGTGTTCTCCTTTCCCGCCGAGGGCGTATTTTGCGTAAATCTCATTGAGCCTCCTGCGGAGTCCGTAACTGTCGCAATGTTGGAAAATTCCCTTGTAAGAGGCGACCCTCCGCATAAAATACTCTTTGTCGATAATTCCTGCGGCGAGTTCGTCGCTCATTCTGCGTACATTTCGGATAATTCTCCGGGCAGTCTGCTTTTTGAGTTTCCTGTGGGTAGCCCAAATGTGATACCCAACAAAGTCGATACCGAGGCTCACCGGGCGGATTGCCGTCTTGCTGTTGAGGTTGAGGTGCAACCTCTCCAAAAGGAGCGTTTCGATGTCGTCTTTGATTTGGTGTAATACCCGCTTGTCGTTATGTAAAATAATCACATCGTCCATATAGCGGATATAGTAGTGTAGGCGTAGTTCGTGCTTTGCGTATTGGTCTAACTCATTGAGATAGATGTTGGCGAACAGCTGCGAGGTCAGATTGCCGATAGGCATTCCAACATCGTACAGCCAATCCTCCTCCGGGCAGTCGTCCGGGGCGACTCCTGCGGGCAATCCAAAGGCTTGGTCCTCTGAATTGATAATCGTAGAGAGTAGCCTCATCAGCCTCTCGTCCTTTATCCTCCTGCCCAAAATGTCGAGCAGTACGGCGTGGTCTACTCGGTAGAAATATTTGCTAATATCCAACTTCAAGTAATACCATTCTCCGGGCTTTCGGCTGACTTGTCGTAGCCAATATTGCAGACGGTCCGCCGCTGCGTGTGAGCCTTTTCCTTTGCGACAAGCATAACTATCGTCTATAAACATTCGGTCATAGAACGGGTTGAGGTGTCTGTATACGCTCCATTGAGCGACCCTGTCCTTGAATTGCAACGCCATTACAAGCCTCTTTTTCGGCTCGTAAACAAAGAACGGGCGATATGCTCCGACGCGGTATGTTTCCCATATAAATTCGTTCTGCAGTTCGATGAGGTTTTCTTCGAGCCTGTCCGTGAATTTGAGAACATCGTCCCGGTATCGTTTGTTCTTTCGTGCTTCAAGGTAGGATTGATAAAGGCCCTCGTAATCGTATATTTGACCGTAAATATCCGTCAGACACTTCATCTGCGGAATTGACTCGTCATTCATAGTTTCTCCTGCCTTTCTGCCGTGTGCGACATTTCTGCCCCGCCGTCCTCGCGGCGTTTTCACGGCGATACAATCTTTTCCCTAAATACTTCGATTTTCGGGAGGGAGTTGCGCCCCTTTGGTGTTACGCTCTGTACCATATCCCGTAGGATAACGGTCCCCTCCGGCGTAACAGCAGAGCGGAGCGGAAACCGATGTTCGTGTTCGTATTCGTCCGAGAGTTGTTCAAGTTCGTATTGAACACACCCGCATTCGACTCGTTGTTCCAGTTGCCACCGCGATACGGAGTCCGCTAATATGGCCCAACCCCCAAAAAGGTTATTTAACGTGCTTCATATAGCCTCCGATTATGCGCCCTATTTCGTTGAGCAATTTGCTCCAATTCTCGTAGCGTTTGAACGAGAGAGGCGGTGCTATGTTCTGCCCGTAATACTTTCGGTCCTGCGCCAAGCGGATAAAATGCCGCAGTACATCGAGTTCGATGTCGAGTTCCTGCAAGGTCGTTTTCTTGTAGTATTTCTTCTCGATTTCGATTGCGAGGCGGTACATCTTCAACATAGAGGCGCGTATCTCATCGGCGGTCTGTTTCTCGCGTCTTGGAAAGTTATCTACGGCGGGTTTGCCGTAGGCAATCATATCGGCGATTTTCTCTTTCAAAATGAAAGAGGCTGTTTCTTTGCCGTAATTGAGTTTATCTGCGTCCATACTCTTGCTCCTTTCCAAAAGAATAGAGGCGACCTATCGGCCGCCTCATCAGTTTTGCAGTATTCAGTTTTCAGTTACGCATAAAAAGCGGAGCGGACACCGATGTTCGTGTTCGCATTCGTCCGAGAGTTGTACAAGGACGTACCGAACACACCCGCATTCGACTCGTAGTCCCAGCAGCCACCGCGATACGGAGACCGCTCTGCGGCTCCGTTGTTGGCATAGAAGTAGTCGCCCTGATAATCAAATGCGGTATCATCGGGCAACATAGCGAGGGCGTAAAGGAGTTCCTTTGCTGCGTCGCATACGGTGTCCGCACAACTCACATTGACAAATGTGCAGTAACGAGAGGAGTCCGCTCTGTCTGCCTGTGCGCCTGTAACCCATTGCCACTTGCTCGATACCATATCGAGTTTGAGGCTGTTCTCGGTCGTGCCGTTGCCGTCCGGGTCGATAAGTTCGCCCGTAGTTCCGTCAATGGCTTTCCATTGTGCGGAGGTCGCGGACTGCGAATTGTTGCTGTCGGCTGCGTCGTTGTTTTCGAGGATTTGGAGTTCGCCATACACAAGGCGCATACCTCCGTTCCACTCCCACACGTTGCCGTTGAGGTCGTAGATACCGTCAAGCTGCTTGTTATGACTCCATTCCACCGGGCCTGTGCCTGTGGCTACGCGGCAAGTCTTTCCGTCGCTGCCGACATAGGTCGGGATAGCCTTGTAGGTGCTTTCGCGGGTGTCCTTGCCATAGTTGTTATTGCCGTAAGGCAACCAACCATTCTTCTTGCACCACAGGGCGATAGCACCCCACTCCATAGCGGTCATTAAGTGCCAACCCTCGCCCTTTGCGGAGCAACGAGCGGCGGCGTTGTCGAAGTTAATAGAGCAAGTCGGGTCTTCTCCGGGGAGGGAGTAAGCGCGGCCGTCATACACCTTGTTCTGATACTTGGAGATATAGATACCGTTCTTCTCCACGCCGTTGACGATGAATGCCGGGTGGGTGCTGTCGCTGCCTCCCGTGATAACATCGCTCATTTTGAATTTGGGGATAAATACCATAACGGAGGGTAGTCCCTTGTCGTCCGTGATGATACTGTTTGTCGGGAATGCCGATTTGAGCGCGAGGCTCGCAAGGTCAAAATTACTCATTCTGAATTCCTCCTTATGCTACTGCGGCTCTGTTTTCCAAAGCCCACAGCGTTAATGTAACCTTTTCCATATCGAGGGGCTTCGCAACGGGGACCTGGTCCTCGGAATGTTCGTCGCCCTCTGCAACAGGCTCGGTAGCCTCCTGCGCCTCGTATTCGATTTCGGGAATGTCGATTT